CCGATATGTTCTGTCTTAGGACGTTTGATACTTTACTCGTTAAACTACCATCAGAATCATAAGATAGTAGATTAATCCTTATCTTATTATCCTCCTCGAACACGCTCACCTTTGAAGGTGCTCCGTATTTTGCTGGCATGGTCTTTATTAATATTCTATAATCATTTAAAGTAACCGCTCTCTCTTGAGCCGCAAAATTAAATGCTACCATATTTCTAATTTCTTCTAACGATGGTTTGTCCGCTCCACCAATAGCGGCAGCAACATTATTAGCTCTTAAAGAATTTATAACTTTAGTATTAACAGTGGACGATGGTCCTGTAACGGAAAATTCAAACTCACCTAACGAATTCAAGGCGTTAACCCCGACGTTTGATGTGATACCACCACCAACACGATACTTAATATATAATGTTGTATTTGGCTTAACTGACTTACCTAAGGATAGATTATTAGTAAAATCTAACAAATCATAATTACCATCTAAATCGACGAATGTATCGAATTGGTCTTGTGCCGATGTATTACCACCACCAAAAGTAATAAACGAAAATCCTTCAGGTGTAAATTCAGACACGAATCGTTTGTCAACCGTTTTATACTTACCTCTAACAACACCTGGTTGGTCAGAAGGCGATGTAGGGTCCTGTGTGAATATTCTATCCTGAGATAAACTTTTCACTTCATACCACTTATTCTTAGAAGTTCTAAACTCAGAATCTGAAGGTATCGTACTAAACGATGTACCTTGTTTTTCTAAAACATCCACAATACCTAAAACGTCAGCATCTGGTAAATACAATCTAGTGAATGGTTTAACATCTGAAGGTCTAATAACTTTTTTAAACACCTTAGTAATACCATTAACAACAACCTCTCTTTTAGTTATATTATATGACAGTATCGTACCTGAACCATCAACAACAGGTATCTTAGTCCTATTAGGATTTCCTTTTAAATCATATTGACTTGTGAAGTCGATATCATATATAGTTTCAAATATATGACCTGAACCCGAAACTTGAGCTCCCCTTCTTAATATACCTAAGTATCTATAGTCTTCTTTATCACCTGAAACGGGAACATTAACAGTAAAGTCCACCAAAGAAACCGATGGTCTCTTACCCGGTAACTTTAAACCGTAAGTTCTAGCGATATTATAAATCGATTGTTTTTGTTGTGCGTAGTCCAATACCGTCTCTTGCATTGTTCTATCAATATGATAATGTAAATTGTCACCAATTGCAGCGTTCATATCTAAGAATACCGAATATAATGACGCATCGTTATAATTTTGTATTAAATCTGGGTAATACTCTTTTGTTAGGTTAACTAATTCAGTTCTTAACCCTAAAAAGTCTCTTTCTACGTATGAAATCTTATCTGCCATGGTTATATGTTAATTAATATGTAATCTCTTTCCGAGAATTGACCAATGTTATTTGAATAGTCAATCCTTAATTTAGCCGTATACTCTTCCGTTCCTTTACCCGCTAATCGATATAGTCTCTCATCTAATCCTGTGGTAAACTCACCAGGACTTTCTTCAGTCTCTAAGTACGGAGTAACCTTAATACTATTAACTTGTAGTTGTGGTAAAAATTCCCTAACCGCTTCGTCAACATCATTTTGAATACGAGTGAAAGTACTCTCATCCATCGGTTCAAATATATGGTCATAAAGTTTAGTACCAAAACTCGGAAGATAATATCGACTACCTTTACGTGTTAAAAGTAAGTGTATTAAAGCCGCTCTCACTTCTTTACTCGAAGTGTTAGTCATATTTAAATACTTACCATCACTTGAATCGGAAAATGGGAAATCAATCCCGAAATTATTTATATCTGCCATTTGGTTACTTTATTACTATAAATATTAAATTAAGTATTTTTTCCCATTATTAAAGTTAATTAATAAAAAAAGAGGACCGAAGCCCTCTTTTTTATTTTTGTTATTATAATATTTTTAACCTTCACATGAAGTACAAACTAAATCATTCACATTTAATTTCCTCCTCGAGAACGCTTGTGCTGAGTTCATTGAATGTTGGTAATAAAGTGTTTTAACCCCTAACTTCCATGAGTCAATCAATAATTTATTAACATCCTTAGTCGACGTATCAGGCGAAACCATAAGGTTAAGTGATTGTGATTGGTCAATGTAATCTTGACGAATCGCCGCTTGGTTAATAATTGTTGATTGGTTAATCTCCGCAAAAGTTCTAAAGACATCTTTTTGTTCAACAGTTAAAAAATCTAAGTGTTGTACTGAACCATCATTTTGTTTAATACTACTCCAAATATCCTTAGTGTCTTTATCCATAGTCTTTAAAAGTTTCTCTAAGATTCTGTTCTTAATTGTAACCTTCATCTTAGCAACATCCTTAACATAAGCATTAGACCAAATTGGTTCAATCGACTGAGAGACTTGTCCCAATATAAACGCTGAAGATGTTGTCGGAGCCACCGCATTTAAAGTAACATTTCTTCTACCATAACCAACTAAAGTCTCAGGTTCCCCAAACATTTCAGCTAATTTCCCTGAAGCAGTATATGAGTTATCTTTAATGTGTTTAAACACCTCAACGTTTAGTCTAGCACTTTCACGACTATCAAAAGGTAATCCTTTAGATTGTAGTAATGAATGCCATCCTAAAACACCTAATCCCAATGCTCTTTGACGTTTAGCGAAGTTATAAGCTCTTTCTAAATAGAAAAAGGCTCTATTCCCTTCAATAGTACCATCATTTCTAAGGTCATCAATTTTGGTTATGAATTCACTTACAACGGCATCTAAGAAAAATACCATAGTCTCAACGGCATCCGTATCTTTCCACTCGTCATAATGTAATACATTCATTGATGACAAAACACATACGAAAGATTCGTCCTCTGCATTGTGTAAAGCAATTTCCGAACATAAGTTAGAGTTAAAGATTTTCAAGTCTTTATCCTTATACACATCAGGTGCGTTATTGTTAGTAGTATCACTAAACATGATGTATGGATACCCAATCTCACCACGTCTCTGAATTACTTTAGCCCAAATAGCTCTTTTTTCTTTATCACCAGCAATCATTTCCTCCATAAACTTATCCGTCACAGTAACTGCGTGTGTTAAGTCTTGTATTGATGCCCCTTCAGTACCAATCTCTAAGAATTCCATAATGTCTGGATGTTCCACTGGTAAGTACGGTGAGAAACGTCCTCTTCGGGTCGCCCCTTGAGAGATGTTATCAACAACACTTTGGAATAGGTTCATAAAATGAACCGCTCCTGGCGCTTTTCCGTTATCGGTAATGTCAGCTCCACGTCCTCTAAGGTTACCAAAATAACCTGACGTACCACCACCCATTTTACTCATCTCACCAACCTCAGCTTGTGTGTATAAAATGGACTCAATATTATCACCTACGTTCGAACCGAAACAACTAACTGGTAAACCTCTCGTTTTACCAAAATTCGCCCAAACAGGTGACGATAAAGAATACCAACCTTTACTCATATACCCATAAAATTTATCGGCAAATCCTTCAATTCCTAATATTTTTTCTGCGTGTTCAGCAATTGTTCTTACTCTTTCTAAAGGTTCTTCACCTTCACTCAAATAACCTCTCCTTAAAAAAGTTATAGATTCTTCGTTTATCCAATCAAATGGTTTTCTTTCTTCCATGCTTAATATTATTTTTAAAATAAATCGTCTTCCGTTACCGACTTAGACTTCTTACTATAATTGATACTTCTTTTGTTAAAAAAGTCTGTATGTTTTGTTGTTAAAATTTCATCATCTAACCACTCCGTAGTTTCTAATATTTTCTCGTCCACCTCAAAAATCTCTTCAACACCAATAGCCTTTAATGACCTATTAAATCTGTGTTTAACAAATTCTAACGTTTCTTCTTTAGTTAAAAACTCTAAATCACCCTTCTCAAAAATCCACTCAACAATACTAGTCTCAGCAAGGTAAGCTTCTTTAGTTGACTGAATTAAATCCTCTACTAATTGTGGTGTCCACCATTGCGGGTTTTCCCTCTTAATAGTATTAACCAAATCAAACCCAAACTCAGCGTGTATGTTCTCTTCTTTAGATGTTGCTTCAACAACATTACTCATTCCTTTTAATACGTTCTTATGTTTATTAAATGACATAATAACTAAAAATTGTGAGAATAATGATACATTTTCAACAAACATTGAGAATAATACAATCGATTCGAAATACTCTTTGTCTTCAACCGCTTTAGAGTTTGTTATTGTTTTTTCTAAATACTTAATTCTTCTACGAATTGCTGGTACCTCTAAGATGTTCTCAAATTCCGAGTTTAAACCTAAAACCTGTATAAGGTTAGAGTAAGCATCCGCGTGTCTCACTTCTGATTCCGCAAATGTAGCACCTACATTCCCAATCTCTGGTTTAGGTAATCTCTTGTAGATATCACCCCAAAAAGATTTCACTGCGATTTCAATTTGTGATATCGCTAACATGGCTCTTTTTACTGATGTTTGTTCAGCCTCATTTAAATGTACTTTAAAATCTTGAATATCTGAGGTAAAGTTAAATTCAGTGTGTACCCAATAAGAATGACGTATAGCGTCAACATATTCAACCAACTCAGGATACTCATAAGGCTTTAAATTAGTCCTTTTCCCGAAAATGTTTGGTCTATGTTTAGCACGATAAAGAATATACTCTTTAGCTACATTATTAAGACCATTGTCCATTAATTTGTTCTCCACCATATCATGTATTTCATCAACATGTGGCACTTTAGATGTGTCATACTTAAATAAACCATCAACGGTTATATTAGAGATTTTTTCAGCCATTACAACATCAACATCCCCGATACCATTCATCGCTTTGATAACCGCATTTGTTATTTTTTCAGACTCAAAGTTCACCTTCTCACCCGTACGTTTAATAACAAAACGTTCCTTACTATTTGTTAAAATAGGTCTTAATTCTTCCATAATAATTTTTAATTATTTACTGATTTTGATTTCCCTAAAGTTTGTTCCCTTCTTTGTAGTGCTTGTATAACACGGTCCCTTCTTTTCTCTTCTTTGTTTGTTTCAAACCCTAAGAACGTATTTGTTTGTTCTGTACTAATATTCAATAATTTGTTATCGAACTTACAGTTTTCAAATA